TTGGAAAGACTGAGTTTGATCTTTTCCACCTAGAATCTCTTGACGACGGTGTATACGCAAACGCCAAGTATAAGATTTCTATTCGTGATCTTAAGAAATCAACGAATCCCAAGGATCCGTACGGTACTTTTACGATTAATATTCGTGCTGGAGATGATACCGATACAGCAACCAAGATCTTGGAAACCTATCCCAATGTATCGCTAAATCCCAATGCTGAGAACTATATCGGTAAGGCAATTGGAGACAAGAAGGTCTTCTTCAATTTTGATGCTGAAGATGCTGACGATCGTCGTCTCGTTGTCAAGGGCCTCTATCCCAACAGATCTAATGTCGTTAGAGTGGTCATCAGCGATGCTGTCAAGAATAAGCTTGTACCCGGCGAGGCTTTGCCGTTTGGTTTCCGGGGTGTAAACGTTCTTAAGACGTCTGACACTCTCACAGACACAGAATCGGGTCTTGCAGGGCTTGGTGGTAGCCTGGCTCGAAGAATGTCAATCTACAATTCTGCAGGTGAATCTGATTTAACAGGCTCGATTGTTCCTCCGCTACCTTTGAGATTCAAGGTGACCAGAGGCGCAGTTAATACTGCAGGTGGATTTAGCGGTAATCCTGGCGTCGCCGAAATTGTTGACGGTCGCTTGCACTGGGGCGTTAAATTTGAACAGGCACCTCCTGCAAGTGTAGTTAGCAATGCTATCTACAACGTCAATGTGGGTTCAACATTTAACCCTCTCATTGACGCATACGGTAAGTTCCTGGGCATCGAAAAGCTTGATACGCTAGCTACAGGTTCAGGCGCTGACGGGTTTGGAAACAACAAGTTCACGCTGTCTAGAGTAGCATTCTACAATACTGCAGTAGCTGACTTGACAGGATCTCTAACAGATCACGTCAAGCAGATGGCGTACATCAGAAATGCCACAGTTGATCCCGTCAACTACACTGTGTCAGACGGTACAATTACAAACAGAATCACTTTCGGCACGCTGGTCAATCTGACATCGTCGGTAGAGTTCAACAGGTTCTCTGATTACAGTAAGTTCTCCACCTTCCTATACGGCGGCTTTGACGGTCTCAACATTCTCGATAAGAATGCTGCAAAGATGAATGACCGAGCTTCTTCTGCTGATACGGGTGGTAGCGCTGCTAGTGGATTTGTCTCTCCGGGACTCCTCACGAACGTCAACGGTGTCGGCAGAGAAAACAGCACGGTGTTTGCTTACAGAACGGCAGCAAAGATCATGACAGATCCTTTCGCCGTCAGAATCAACATTCTCGCCATACCGGGAATTCGGGATTCTTACGTCACGGATTACGCTGCTGCACAGACCAGAGATTACTCGCGTGCGCTGTACATCATGGACATTCCAGAGTACGATGAAAATTCAAACAGGCTCTTTGACGATAGTACTGCAAAGGTCGATGTTGACAAGACATCGGATCAATTTGTAGGAAGGGCCGTTGATAACAGCTACTCAGCGACATACTTCCCCGATGTCAAGATCGATGATCCCATCAACAATCGTCGAGTAACTGTCCCACCATCAGTTGCAGCACTAGCAGCTCTCGGCTTCAATGACAAGAGCAGCTATCCCTGGTTCGCTCCGGCTGGATTTAATCGGGGTTCACTTGACTTTGTCTCTAACGTTGATGTAAGGCTTACGTCAAGAGATAGAGACACGCTGTATGATGCAAGAATCAACCCCATTGCAACATTCCCGAGAGAAGGGTTTGTTATCTTTGGGCAAAAGACGCTGCAGCAGGCACAGTCGGCTCTGGATAGAGTCAACGTCAGAAGAATGCTTCTCGAAATTAAGAGAATCGTTGTTGACATCGCCCAGAGATTTGTGTTTGAGCAAAATGACGCAACCACTAGACAGAACTTCGTGGCGCAGGTCACGCCGCAGCTTGCTCTTGTCCAGTCCCAGGCAGGTATAGAGTCGTTCTCTGTAGTTATGGATACGACAAATAATACCCAGCAGGATATCGAGGCAAATAGGCTAAATGGGCGCATCACAGTCGTTCCGACTAGAACAGTAGAGTTTGTCGCAATTGACTTCATTGTTACAAACTCGGGCGTAAGTTTCGAGTAATGAATAGGTACAACAAGACCCCTGGAGATACAACAAATGGCTGAGTTGACTTTTCGAAGCCCGGGTGTTAGTGCTCGCGAGATCGACCTGACAGGCCCTACAGACGTGGCCCCGACCGGAATTCCGGCGGGCATCGTGGGTACTGCCAACCAGGGTCCTGCCTTCGTGCCCATCACCCTAGGCTCACAACAAGATTTTGTTGCTAAGTTTGGCGCCACAGATGGTGAAAAATTTGGACCCCTAGCTGTCGTAGAGTGGCTATCAAATGCTCAATCAGTCACTTACGTGCGTGTTCTCGGGGTGGGTGACGGTAAAAAGAGAACAACAACCGGCGACAATGCAGGCAAGGTGACAAATGCAGGCTTTGTTGTCGGTGCCGAGCAAGTTCAAGGATCAGGAGTTGTCAGCAGAAATGTCAAAGCTGTCGACGGAGGGCCTCCTGGCAGGCTGCATTTCTTAGGCTGCTTCATGTCGGAGTCTGCTGGTTCAACAATCTTTAGCGAGGCAGGCATCCAATTCTCGGGTGAGAATTTAGCGCACCCCATTCTTCGCGGTGTGATTTTAGCGGCATCGGGTGTTGTCCCTATGCTATCTGCTAGCTTTGCTGCCTCTTCAACAAAGCCCAGCAGCACTGTTGCAGCCACCGCTGCTGGACCCCAGGGTGCCATTACAGGGTCAGTTGATCTTACGAGTGCTCAGCAAGACTTTGTGCTGCTTCTCAACGGGCACATTGACACAGCACAATATCCCAACCTGATCACGGCGTCTTTCGATGTGGATGCACCCAACTATTTTGGCAACGTCTTAAACAGAGATCCCCTTCTGGTTGAGGATGCAGGTCACCTTCTTTACACCAGATACGATATCCATCCAGCGTTTGCAACGGTTACAGGGTCAGGCATCATTGATCCTGCAACTGCAACGCCAGGCAACAAAGAGCCGGTTGCCTTCCTGTTGACCGCTAGCCTAGGTAGAAATGCGGGTTCGACTTCTATCCCTAACTTCGAAAACTTCGAAGATCGGTTTAAGACACCGGCGTCGCCATACGTCATCTCCCAGAAGTTCGGAGGAAATCCGGTTAACCTCTTCAAGGTGTATGCGCTATCTGATGGTGCTTATGCAAACACGAAATTTAAGATCTCAATTAGAAATCTTGCAAAATCCACATCTTTGGTTGACAAATACGGCACGTTCGATCTACTGGTTAGAGATTTTGCTGATACAGACGATGATCCGATTATTCTGGAGCAATTTACCAAGCTTAGTCTGAACCCTTCATCTGATCGCTACATTGCTAAGATTATCGGTGATCAAAATGTCTACTGGGATTTTGACAAGAATGATGACGGGCAACGACTGGTATTCGATGGTAACTTCCCCAACCTGTCAAATCTAATCAGAGTTGAAATGACTCAGACGGTAGAGGACGCCGAGGTTGATGCTACGGCACTTCCTATTGGGTTCCGCGGACCATACCACCTTGTCACCTCAGGTAGCGGTATTATGACCACACCGCCCACTGCTGGTGGCGGATTTAACACGGGACAGCATCTCTCCTACCGCCGCCTGGTTGAACCTCCTGTTTCCTATCGGGAAACCATCAAGACGGGCGTATCTCCCAAGGACGACGTGAACTCGAACTTCTTCTGGGGCGTCCAGTTTCAAAGAAAGACAAGCATCACTCAGCCCAACCTTTCCTTGGTGCAAGATCCGACTGCAGAGTCATTTACCAAGTATTTCCCCACGTTCCACACAACATATCAAAATCCAAGCGTGGGCGACAATGCAGGTGCAGCTGATTCTTCTGGCACGGTATACGACTCTGACCGGTTCAACAACAACGTCTTCACGCTAGAAAACGTGAAGGTCAGAACTGGCTCCAACGGAGTCGCCGATCCGAAGGAGTGGGTCAGCGCTTCTTATGTCCGGCAGGGCAGCATCTCAGCTGATGCAACAGCCAAGACAAGAGCACTAAGCGTCGCTACCGATTTCGGTGATGCAACAGTCAAGACATACGCTAAGTTCTCCTTCTTCATTCAGGGTGGATTTGACGGTGTCAACATCTTTGACGAAGACAAGGCCAGGCTGCTGAATGCGGCAATTATCCGCGAGATGGATGATGCGGCACAGGGCCAGAACAACGGCCCGACAGTGTCAGCGTACACCAAGGCGCTTGACATCATGAACGAGACGTCTGAGGTCGATATTAAGCTGCTGGCGGTGCCCGGCATCCGACACTCAGTTGTCACTGACAAGGCGATTGATGTCGTTGAGGGCAGATTCGATGCCATGCTGGTCATGGATATCGAGGAGAGAGATGAAGTCAACACAGTGGTGACTTCTTCTGCGCAGAATGTCAATGTCACCAACACGGTTACGGCCTTCTCAGGGCGAGCGCTAGACACAAGCTTCGCTGCGGCTTACTTCCCGGACGTCGTGGTAACAGATCCCTTCACCCTGACCAACGTCCAGGTTCCGCCCTCAGTTGTGGTCCTCGGTGCCATGTCGCTCAACGACAAGATTGCGCATCCTTGGTTCGCTCCGGCAGGCTTCACGCGTGGGGCACTCCAGAGCACGCTGGAGACTTCACTCAACCTCAGCCGCAACAACCTGGACGTCCTGTACGACACGCGGATCAACCCCATCACGTCGTACCCGGGTCAGCAGGGTCCGGTCATCTGGGGCCAGAAGACACTGCTTGGAGTGCAGAGCGCACTAGATCGGGTCAATGTGCGACGCCTGCTTATCGAGGTGCGCCGCCAGGTCCGGGAGCTCTCCAACCGGGTCATCTTCGAGCCGAACCGCGCATCCACCCTGGCCAGATTCGAAGCCCTGGTGCGTCCCAGACTGCAGAGAATCCAGGAGTTGCAGGGCGTGGAGCGGTATCAGGTCAGAATTGATACCACCACCACAACTCAGGCGGATATCGAGAACAACACCATTCGGGGCAAGATCTTCCTGCAGCCGACGCGGTCCATCGAGTTCGTCTCCCTCGACTTTGTCATCACCAACGCCGGGGCTGATGTCTAATGAGACTAACCCGTAACTCACTTCGCCAGATGATCTTGCGTGAGATGCGTGCTCAGGGTGGGCAAGATATGCCCGCTCTTCGCTCCACCGCTGGTGTGCAGGGGCAACCTCACAGAATTCAGCTACTTCGTAGGGAGAAGGCAATTATCGATGTGGTCCTTGATATTCTAGGTAAGCATGACTTAGAGGCCATGACAGCTGCTGAGATTGAGGCACTGGTTGATGATGCTGTGGTGGACGACCGTACTTTGATGGACCCAGTAATCGACAAGCTCGAGGAATTGGGCTTTGACGGCTCCGGTGTAGATATTGTCGGAACCGAGAGAATCGTCAGGCGATAACACGACAATTTTGTCAATAACTAAAGTTTGCTAATAATTAAGAAATGAAGACTCGGGAGAGTAGAAATGGCTGAGACACTGTCTGTAACGGACATGCTTCCAAGCAAATTCGAACCAAAAAGAAAATTTAGGTGGATCCTGCAGATTGAGGGCATCGACGCCTTTCTGATCAAGACAACGGGTCGCCCCGGCATTAAACAGAATGAAATCACCATTGATTACATCAACACGAAGCGTTACCTCACCGGCAAGGCTGAGTTTGATACAATGTCCATCACGCTGTACGATCCGATCGCTCCATCCGGTGCTCAGCAGGTGATGGAGTGGATTCGGACGCACTACGAGTCAGTCTCGGGTCGTGCCGGCTACGCTGACTTCTACAAGCGGGACATCCAGCTTAAGCTGCTGGATCCCATCGGCACTGTGGTCGAACTCTGGGACGTGAAGG